GATTTGTATCTAGCTAATCTCTTATCATAAACATCACGAGGAAGTTCACTCACCTCATCGAGTGTGATATCCATAATATTAGCATCGATACGTCTACCAATTTCCTCTTCAGCCATTTCCATAGTAATATAAAGAACATTTTTACCATACATCAGATGATTAGCTGCCATGTGACATTTGATGAGTGATTTACCACCCCCAGTTGTCGCCAATAACACTGTCATAGATTTACGAGGTAGTCCGCCTTTAGTTATCTTATTGAATATATCAATGTCGAATGGAATGCGCTCTTCCTTTCTGTGGTAGTGTTCATAACGATCATCATGGTCTTCCAGGAAGTCGTGACCAACTGATTGGTCAAAACTGATACCCAATGAATCGGATAATAGTTTTGGGATTTCTCCTTTATCAAGATCTTTATCTTGGCCGTCAAGAATATTAATACTTCTACGAATTGAATTATAAAGGTCCTTATCCTGGCAGAATTTTTCTGTTTCAGTTAATAGAAACTCTACATTGGTAGATGTGTCTAGTTCAAGACTTGAAATGAGATCGGATGTTTGGTTGAATATATCTTCGTTAAGGTCTGTTCTATTGTTAAGAGCGATACGAAGTGCCTCCCTTGAAGGAGGCTCTTTGTATTTTTCTACATATTCAACAGCTGTGGAAAATAACTTCCGAAAAGCAATATCATCAAAATAATCTTCTTTTAAATAGGGAAAAACCTTACGGCTGTATTCCTCATTCAGTATCAGATTCGATAGTATCGTCTTCTCGATCATTGTTTTCTCCATTCACATTAGTTAACTTATATTTACGTTCGATAAACATTTTAAAGTCTTTGTCTTTCATTAAGTTTTCAAAGAACTCTTCATCAGCTTCAATATCTTTGGACCTGCGTTTGGTTCCACCGATTTCACCTGTTGATTTATCAACCACATTATACCATCCTTGCGTGGCCACTGTCAACCATCCACCTTCAAGGGCGAGGTCAAATAGACTGGAATACTTTTGGATTCCGGAATCATATAAAACCTTAAATGGTAGTTTTGCCTTCTCTTTTACATATCTTGATTTTTCAATGTTGATAGTAAATTTAAAGCCAGACAGATCCTTCCCATCTTTTTCCTGTGCTTTGGAAATGATGAAGATTTGGTTAGCTGAATAATAGATACCAGTACCACCTGATACAATATTCTTAGGAAATAAACCAATTTCCTTATAAGTGTGGTTTACAGCAATACATGGAATGTCTTTGCCTGTAAGTTTAGGTGTGACAATACGGAACAATGATTTTAATTGTTTCGCACGAGTCATATCTGCAACTGATTTTTCATTTTCAGCATCATCTACTTCTTTACGTGAAGCAAGGTTGCCGATTGAGTCAATCATTACAAATACGCGGTCACCTTTGTCAACCTCGTTGAGTCTTTTGGTCATGTCAAATTTTAATTGTTCGACATCCTCAATTGGAATGTGTACGACACGGTTAATGTCTATGTTATAACTCTCCAAATACTCGGGGGTGATACCATATTCTGAATCATATAGTAGTGCAACACCGTCCTTATATTTGTTGAGATAGGCCTTCATGCAATAAAGACCGAGTAGGGTTTTAAAACTCTTTGATTCCCCAGCAACAACTGTCAAGCCAGGAATAAGTCCACCATCAAGAGAGCCACTGAATGCAATATTTACAATCGGTAGTTCTGTTTGAATAGGATCTTTTTCCTGAAAGAAAGCTGATTTGGATAGAATAGCAGAGGTTTTAACTGACCCTGATTTGAGCATTTTATCAAGTAAACTCATAATTTATTCTCCGGTTAAGATTTGTTGTAATTTATCAGCGAAAGCATCAAGCTTTGCATAACGATCTGGCCAATAGATATAGTCCTTTTCTGGATTCGCCTTAAGGTTATTCAGTAAAGGAGTAATCGCATTATATAAGAGTTGAGCCTTTTCAGCCTCGGATTGTGCAGTTGCCGAAGCAGTTTCTGCAACAGTCCGTGAATCTTGTACAACGGTCAGTTCGTCTTCGGTCATAGCTGTGAAGCCAAAATCGAAGTCTAGTATAGTTTCTGTCTTAATAGACATAATTATCTCCTAAAAGGTGGAGACCCAAGACAATGCAAGGGCCTCCGTACTCATTATTAGCTTCTTGCAAGCTCTTTAAAGATTGATAAATCATCATCGTCATCTGATGAAGCAGAAGCCTCAGCAGTTGGCGCAACCGGAGCAGGTGTTGAATTAGATAGATTACTCAAATCCAAATCATCACTGTCTGTCTCAGCAGCTGTCTCAAAAGGTGCCGAGGCACTTTGCTCATTCGTGTCGTTTGATAAATCCAAAACTCTATTGAGTTTAGTTTTTAAATCAATATAAGACTTGAAGTTTTTAGGGTCAACCATGTCTTGTAGAGAATGCTCTTCATTCCAAACTCTTTCCATTTCTGCGTCATCATCAAATAATGCCTCAGATGGGTCAAATTCAGATTTGTCATAGTTAGGGTAACCTTCGAACTGACGAATTTTCAGTCTAAAGTTAGCACCTTCCCATAGGTCAAAAGGATTCACTGCTGATTCATCTTCAAAAGATGGATTCATCAGATCATTTAGTTTATCAAAGATTTTCTTACCGAATTGGTACATGAAAACCTTACCTTCGTTTTCTGGATTTGCGGAATCCTTAACGATATAAACATTAGCAATATACTTCAGCCTGCGCTTCTGTTTTCTTGCTTGTTCCTTATCAGCGTCAACACCTGTATTCCAAAGTTTGGAATTGTACTCAGAGACCGGGTCGTCCTGGTTTAGAGTAGTTAGGGAGTTTTCGATGTACCACAATCCTGTAGGTCCTTGGAAACCATGGTCCCAAATCCTTACAAAAGGCATTTCTTCACCCGATGGAGCTGGTAGGAATCGAATGACTGCGAAGCCATTGCCTGCCTTATCTCTTGCGGGTTTCCACATCTTGCCAGCGTTTGGATCTTGATAGGATTTTGTGGTGATTTTCTCAAGTTGAGAATTCAACTTTTCGAGAGTGTTTTTTCTGTTCTTCTTTAACGAAGAAAAGTCTAGTTGTGCCATAATAGTTCTCCTGAATGTATAGCGTTATATTTGCGTTATATTGCGATTAGAAGAAAAATTCGCGGACAATGTCCTTGAATCTCTTTTCATCATATGTTAAGAAAGGTTTATATTTCCTAACAAGTCTTATTATATCATAAGCTACAATTTTGTCAACCACTTTTTCGTCCCAATAGGAAAAAATGTTAGCTGAATGAGCCAAGATGGTCAACGTTTCCAATGATATTTGTTTTTGCAAATATTTTGTCATTATATAAGGGTGTTGCCCATCATATGATATAAAATTTTCTTGGTAGTTCTCATAGAGTTTTCCCAAGTCACTTTTGAAGTTGTAGCCTAAGGCTTCAATTTTCTTCTTCCATAGTATATATCTTTCTTCGGCCTCCTCATCGAGGAGATCTCTGACCCAGATATCGGGTTTTACCAAAACATTGGCTAGTATGAGTCCTTGATTGTCCTCACGCTTTCCAAGTTTAGCAAAGCTGTAAGCATCATTACGAGCCATAAAGGTCTTATTGTTTGCCCTTACCTTCCCGTTATACTTAAAATAATCATAGCTGTCGGTAGTAAAATGTCGTTTAATTGCCAGAAACCTGACATACGTATCAAATGATTTATCACTTGCAATGGTCTGTGATATCTGGTTCATTATCTGCTTCTACCATTCTTAATTTGACTGCCTCTGTGCGAATTTTCTCTTTTAATATAGAAGATTTTTTCACAATCTGTGCAACAGTTTCAATTTCAATTTCGTTCTTTTCTGCAAAGTCCACCAACGCCTCAATATAAGGAACACCTCGTGAGATGTGCCTGCTTATTTCGTGATGGATCTTATCTGGTGTCAATGCGACAACAGTGTTAATCGGTTCGTCTAGTGGAATATCTTTAGTCATTGTGTATATTATATCCTAAAATGCTTCCAATGTCAACCATTATTTTGCATTTGTTTTTAGTGGGTTATTAAGTGTATATTATAACACATTCTATTGTGTTTGTCAACCGTTATTATAATATGTTTGGTGCCGGCACCAAGAGTCGAACTCGGGACCTATTGATTACAAATCAATTGCTCTACCAACTGAGCTATACCGGCAGTAAGTGTACATTATAACAGGTTTAGGTGGTGATGTCAACCAATTTCTTCAAATAATACATTATTGACATATTGCTCTTTTCGCTCTTCTGAAATACCCATTGCAAGTATTGAGCCGTGAAGCATTTTATTCATCTTCTGATTAATGCAGTATTTGTTTTGCGCGTCAATAGTATTGATTGAAGTGTTATTTGTATAGATTTGGTTGAGGTTATCCAAATAGAATGACTGGAGCTTCATGGCAGTGTCACATAATTGGTCCAATTCCTCACCAACTTTAACTGTACCAGCTGCCATCATATCAGTTGAAAATATTTCCTGAGCCCAAGGTGGTAATTCTCGTTCTCTTTTCCAACTTAAATCTTTAACTGTATCATGAAAGTATTTCTGATAGTCCTTTGTAACAACACCATCATGGATTTTACTATAATCACAGAAAACACCACTGACCTTAGCAGGAGTAGCTACTATATCTAATCCAAAAATTGGTAAGTCAATATGTGTATGTGGGAATACATTAATATGCATAAGCCACATTTTATTCTTTCCAACCGGTTCAATGGTTTTTAAATGTGCTTTTCTAATATGGTTTGATTCCCAGAACCAATCTGACCAACCTTCCAAATCTGCTGTGTGTTTAGAATTATCAATCCGAGTGAGTGTGTTATCAAACGACGATATAAGATCTTGGGATAGGTCTCGCAACCTATTAAACAATTCTGAATCAATCATCTTCTTGTTCTTCACCATTTGCTCTTGCAAGTAATACCTCTTCAGACAAATATTCCTCAGGACTATCTAAATATTTTTCCATTAATTCAACAAAGAGTCTTTCAGCATATTCAAAACAAATTTT